CAGACATATATCTGATTAAATTGCGTTCCTTTACGGGGCACAGGAGATTTTAGCTATGGCTATGAACCTAAAGGCAATAACTTCTTGCCTTGGCTATCAACAGATCACTTCGCTGAGCGCGTCCACCGCGCTTACGGTGCCTGTAGCGGACGCAAACGGGCTTTCCGCCAAACCTACGATAGCCATTATCACCCCTGAAACCGCGGGGGTTCGCTGGCGTGATGATCTTACCGCCCCGACAGCCACGGTGGGGATGCCTTTGGCGGCCGGTGTGACATTGCAGTATGATGGCGACCTGACAAAAATTCGCTTCATCCAGCAATCCGCCGGCGCTATCATCAACGTCAGCTATTACGCTTAAGGAGGTCTTTATGCCCGGCGTACTTAACGAAACCCCCGCTTTTGACCCGGTAGATTACTACACCAAGCAACTACCGTTGGAATTGGCGCGGCTGACTGAGTTGCGGGATGAATTGCGTACAAGGCAAGGCGCTCTAGCCGCGGTTGACGAGGCGCAAAAGGACCGCGAAGCCGCAGGAATGGAATTGGCGACCGCCAGGAGTCAAGCGGCCGAAATTCTTGCCGACGCCAAAGCCGCGGAAGGGAAGGTAAAAGCCCGCGCCGCCGCGCTGGACGAACGCGACGCGGCATCCGCTCGCACGAGTGCAGAAGCAGACCAAGCCCTTTTAGCGCGCGAAACCGCGGCGGCCAGCCGCGAACGCGCGGTAAAATTGCGCGAAACCGCCGCGGCCGCCAAAGATCAGTCTTTGGCCGAAGCAGCCGCCAAGCTGGACGCGGAACGCGACGCTTTTAACGCCAAGGTCGCCGCTTTTCAAAGCATGGCGGCACAAATGAAGGCGTAACTTTTTCCCCCGGCGGAACGCCGCCGGAGGCAACCGTACTGGCGCGGTTCACCAGGTTTCGTGAGGGACTACTATGTCTGACGCAATGCAAGAGATAGCGGCTACCACCGCGCCGGAACCGGACGTAACGGCTACGCCCGCGCCCGCCACAGATAATTCTTCGCCGGAAGCCCCGCCTACGGACGCACCAAAAACCTTCACCCAGGAGGAATTGGACGCGGCCATAAGCAAACGCTTGGCGCGGGCGCAACGTCAATGGGAACGGGATCAAAAGACAAGGCCCCTCGCCGCGCCGGCGCTGCCGGCCGCGCCGTTGGACGCCGCGGATTTTGACAACGCACCCGCCTATGCCGAAGCCTTGGCCGAACGGAAAGCCGAAGCCCTACTCGCGCAGCGAGAAGCCGAAGCCGCCCAGGCCAAGATGCAGGACGCTTACCGCGACCGTGAAGACGAAGCCCGAAACAGATACGCCGACTTTGAACAAGTTGCGTACAACCCGGCGCTTCCTGTTACGGACGCGATGGCGCAAACCATTCAGTCTTCTGAGATTGGCCCCGAGTTGCTATATCATCTCGGTTCCAACCCCAAGGAATCTGAGCGGATTTCCCGGCTGAGCCCATTGATGCAAGCCCGCGAAATTGGGAAGATTGAAGCCGCCCTGGCGGCCAATCCCCCGGCGCGCAAAACAACCTCTGCCCCCGCCCCTATTGCCCCTGTCACTGCCCGCGCCGCCACGGCGCCGACTTACGATACTACTGATCCGCGCTCTATCAAGTCTATGAGTACGGAAGAGTGGATCAAAGCTGACCGGCTGCGACAGATCAAGAAGGCGGAGGCATCCCGCAATTTCTGACCATCGGAGATAAGTGATGCCCAATTCACTTCTTACTATTGACATGATTACCCGGAAGGCTCTCGAAATTCTCGAGAACAACCTGGTTATCACGCGCAATATCAACCGGCAGTATGACGACAGTTTTGCTGCCGAAGGTGCCAAAATTGGCTCCACGCTGCGTATCCGCCTGCCTGACCGCGCGCTGGTCACGGACGGCGCTGCGCTGCAAGTGCAGGACGACAACGAGCAGTTTACGACGCTCCGCGTTGATTCTCAGAAGCATATCGGCGTCAACTTTACGTCCGCTGAATTGACCTTACAGTTGGACGATTTCGCTGACCGCGTTCTCAAGCCGCGTATTTCGCAGCTTGCCGCGTCTATTGACGCGGACGTGGCCAACGCCTACCGGACTATCTTCAATTCCGTGGGCACCCCCGGCACGACGCCTGCTACTTCGCTCGTGCTTCTGCAAGCCCAGCAGAAGTTGAACGAGTTCGCGGCGATGATGCCAAACCGTTACGCCACGGTCAACCCGGCGGCTAACGCGGGCTTGGTGGAAGGTTTGAAGGGGTTGTTTAGCCCTGCCAATACCATTTCTCGCCAATTCAAAAGCGGCATGATGGGTGAAGGCGTGTTGGGTTACGACGAAATCAATATGTCGCAGTCCGTCCAGCAGTTCACTACGGGCACCCGCACCGGCGCGCACACGGTCACTACGACTGTTGCCACGCAGGGCCAAGCCACCATCAACATCACAGGCACGGGTACGCAGGTGATCGCGGCGGGCGATGTGTTCACGGTAAACGGCGTGTTCGCGGTCAACCCGCAGACCCGTCAATCCACCGGGTCGCTTCAACAGTTCGTGGTGCTGGCGGCCAACACGGCTTCTGGCGGCGCGTACACCAACGTCTCTATCAGCCCGGCCATGTTCACCGCTACGAACGCTCTGGCCACAGTGGACAGCTTTCCGCAGTCCGGTGCGGTGGTTACGTTCCTGGGCGCGGCGTCCACCGCGTTTCCGCAAAACTTGGTGTACCACAAAGACGCTATTACGATGGCAACCGCCGATTTGTTGCTGCCGCAAGGCGTTGATATGGCGTCCCGCCAGGTTCACAACGGTATTTCTATGCGTGTTGTGCGCCAGTACGACATCAACAACGACCGCTTGCCTTGCCGTATTGACGTGCTGTACGGCTACGGCGTTATCCGTCCTCAAATGGCCACGCGGCTTTGGGGCTGACCCTCTAACCGAAAGGAAACATTGACATGCCTATCGCAAACGGTTCAGGCGGGTATCAGATCGGTACTGGCAACGCCTCCGAGCCAAACATGACGCCGATTGACGTGCCGATTTCGGTTACCGCTACCGCCACGCTGACGCCCGCGCAAATTGTCAACGGGCTTATCCTGGCGAATAGCGGCATTACCGCCGCGCAGACCTACACGCTCCCTTCGGTGACGGACCTTGAGTTGGCCTTCGCCAATATGGAGCGCGTAGGTACGTCGTTTGACTTTCGCGTTGTGAACCTGGGTACGTCTTCCGGCACCGCCATTATCGCGGCGGGCACCGGCTGGACTATCTCAGGGTCGCTTACCATGACGATCCCGGTAACTACCGGCGCGCTGCTTGTCGCCCGCAAGTCCGCGGCCGGCGCCTGGACGCTTTACCGCGTGACGTGACTAACAGGCCCCCGCCTTGCGCGGGGGCCTATCTCCCTTTCTGGAAGGTCTTACCCCATGGCCGTCATCTATATGACCCACCCGGTTTTTGGTACCAAGGTTGCCACCTCTGACATGGAGGCTGAGTACGACGCGCGCAACGGCTGGTCCCGCGACGCGGTAGCCGAAGAAGCCCCGGCCGAAGCAATCAACCAGCTTGCGGCGGCCCACGGTTCGCGCCGGCGTCGCCTACCCGCGCAGGAGGATTAAAGCATGGCCTCGGCTGGCGACATCATAAACGGGTCTTTGCGCCTGTTAGGGGTGCTGGCTGAAGGTGAGACGCCATCGGCGGCGACATCGCAAGACGCGCTTACCGCGCTCAATCAGATGATTGACAGTTGGAACACCGAACGGCTGGCCGTCTTCTCTACCCAAGACCAGATTTTCACTTGGCCGCCAGGCGTGATTTCGCGTACCCTCGGGCCGTCCGGCACCTTTTCTGGTATCCGGCCTATTGCGCTGGACGACAGCACATTCTTCCGCGACCCCGCGTCCGGCATTTCATACGGCATCAAGATTATCAACCAGCAGCAGTATAACGGGATCGCGGTCAAAACCGTCACCAGTTCATTTCCACAAGTCATGTGGGTCAATATGACCTACCCGGACATTGAAATGTACGTCTATCCGGTCCCGCTTCGGACCATCGAGTTTCATTTTGTGTCCGTTGAGGAATTGACGCAGCCGGTCAATCTGGCAACCACCTTGGCGTTCCCGCCCGGCTACCTGCGCTGTTTTCGGTACAATCTGGCTTGCGAGATGGCGCCTGAGTTTGGTGTTGAGCCGTCGCCCCAGGTGAAGCGCATTGCCATGACATCGAAGCGCAACCTCAAGCGCGTGAACAATCCC